TTCCATTTTTTCTTTTTAACTCTATACACAATATATCCTTTAGTATTGTCGTATGTTCCTATTTCTTCAAAGTCATTATTATCTGTTTTTACTTCTAACTTTATATTTGTACCTTCTATTTCAGCTGTACCGCCTCTTTTGTTAGTGGTCTTTTGAAATTGTGGGTACTTAAAATCATCATTTTTTGTAGTCCAATAGCTTTCTATCTCTCCACCTGTTTTAGTAAGTTTATAGATAGAATTATTACCACATAAATAAAGCACTCCATCTTTTACTGAAGTGCAAGTAATATTTTGTGCTAATCCCCAATAATACCATTCATATTCCACATAAACATCTTGATATTTTTGTCTACTATCTGCTAGGTATACTTTATTATCTATAATTACTAATAAATAACCTTCCCACTCTTCTAATATCATATTTTTATAATTAGATTCTTGTAGTAATCTTCCATCTATCATACTAGATCTATGTGCCAACACTTGTTCTGTAGTTATATCACCGTTGATTGCTTCCATTCCTCTATCACTAAAGAAAACAATATCATCATTAAAATTAATACCTGTTGCTACACAACCTGTATTTATACTAGAATGAGTGCTAGGATATATTTTCCCATAACTGCTATCTATTACTGGATTATGATAGAAAACAGTAGTATTTGCTTGTGATGGTTCTTTAAATACCCATAATGCATTATTACTTGCTACCATTGCTTTAACTGGTGCTAAATCTGTACCTTCATTATAATAATCTAGGTCGCTAATATATCTAGGATCTTCTAAAGAACTATGAAATACTGCATTAGGATAGTCTTGGTTTCCACTAAAAAACACCCTATTATCAAATACAGTAAGCAATGTACATTTATTTATTCTATCTCTATAACCTTGTATAGTTTTTCTAAATAGTATTTCTACATTATGTTGTCCATCTGTAAGTGGTGATGGTGGTGCAATATTAAACGTTACTTCTCCTTTCACTGTATTAACATTCAATTCTACTCCTTGGGTATAAGTAATTCCATCAATTACAGCAGTAACAACATAATCACTATCAATATTTTCAGTATCTAATTTAAATACAGTAGTTTTCCCATCACCTATTCTAAGATTTTTTCTTAATCCTGTAAGCAAGTTAACGTCTTGATATGTTGTTCCACTTCCATCAGCATTTCCTATTGAAGTAGTTGGTATTGTTCCTTCTGCTTCTTTTATTGTTTCGCCATCATATTCTAAATAATTAATGCCATCTTTTATAAATAAAATATTATTAAATATAAACGACTGACTCTTTGCTGGATTCATACCAGTAAATATTTCTTTTTTATCATCATATAGTTTGGTTCCACAATGGACTATCTTATGTGTTACATCGCCTACATCATAAAAAAAGAGACCAAATATGGTGTTATCATATTCTTCTACTAACTCCATATCAGGTCTTGTTTCTATTTCAGCACTATTATTCTTATAATTTTTCCACATATTTAAACTATCTGGACTTCTTGATAAATGAGTATCACCATTACTAAAATCAACACCTGCAAAGTTATCTACTTTTCTTGTGACTAAGTTACCGCTTGGTACTCCACCACTTGCACTATAAGAACTCATAGTTATCACCACCTTCAAATGATATACTACCAGTATGATATCTAGGATCTAGTTGTTGTTTTAATATTTCATATCTATTTGAATATACTTGTCCATAGTTAGCAGATATATCTGATTTTAACAAGTCACCTGCTACACCATAAGGCATTATTTCTAACACATCTGTTGATAACTCAAAATTGAAGTCATCTCCTACAGTATCAAATGTTATTTGCTTAGGATATTTATAGTAATATATCTTTGCTGTTCCTTCATCTTCAAAGATAACTGTATTCCCCACTATTGTATTAGAAACTCCTTTTATTAGATTTAATTGATATAGATTTTTATCAATGTCAGAAAAATCCATTTCTTCATCTTTTTGTACTTCAAATTCATCCCTAGCAGGTATTTTCTTTATTCTCGAAAGTTCGTTTTGTATTTGATTTATAACATCATTTATTTTGTTTGCTATATCAGGATCATCTGTTAATAATTCGCTTTCAGGATTAATTTCTTCAATTAATCTAAGCACTTTCTTCTTCATTTCTGTTAGTGTCATTATTATCACCTCCTGTTATGGATTAATATCAGTATTATCTTTATAAATATCTTTTATTTGCCTTATTTCTTCTTCTAAATCTTTTATTTTATATACTGGAACATTTGGAATTATATATCCTTCTTGTTCTGTCCACAGTAATACTATCCCTTCTGGTAATTTCTGAACTAATTTACTATATTCTGTACTCTTAACGCCATCATATTCACTAGATTTTTCTATCTCTGTTGTAAGTACTAAATCTTTTAATATTTGATGCACTTCTCCACTATCAGTTTTCTCATCAAAGCTAGTTTCTTTAGTTATCGTTCTACCATAAAATTGTTTTAAGTTTGGTTTTACTGTAAATAATTCATTATTCATTTTTTCCTCCTATTTGTCGCATGAAGTGGAATTGCACCACTTTTAATACTAATCACACGATGAAAAGGGCTTTCGCCCTTATATTTCCATTTCAATTCATCAAAATTACATTGCAGTTTTCATTACATAAATTTCTTTTGGTCTTACGATTTTAGCGCCGAATACATATAAACCTTTTACTGCATCTGTGAATGCATCTTCTGGTCTATAGTGTTCTACTTTATCGATTTGTTCTGCGAATGCGATTGCTTTACTTGTTCTAAGAACATTGTAGTAAACATTATCAGTAGAACCAGTACCAGTTTTTCCTGTAGGTAAGCAGTTTTCAATACATACATATGCATTGTTAATTTTACCAACAGCACCTGTCTTAAGGATTTCAGGATTATTAGTAGATAATTCAGTTAAGCATTGTCTATAAGTAGTAAATACTTTTGGTGCAAGTTCTAAATAGAACATATCAGATACTTTGCAATCATTACCATATAGTGTTGCAAATCCATCTTCAACACTTGACATAGCATTTGAAGTAGTTAATGAAATAACACTTGAACTTTGTGGTAATGGTGCAGTGCCATCTTCTACACCTGCTTCAATGATAGAAGCTACATATTTATCTCCTTCTAAAGCTAATCCTTTTCCTGCTTCATCTGTTAATGCTTCCATTAATCCTGGAACCGATTGTGCTTTTACAATATCTTCAACTTCAAAATTGAAGTATCTATATTGATTTAGTTGTAATAGTTGAGAACTATCGCTAGCACTTTCTCTAGTTAGAGCAGTACCTGGAACATAAGTTCTGATAGTAGGTCTATTTACTGATAAAATTTTTACTTCTTTCGCATTCTTCGAATCTTTTTCGTATTGAAAATCGCAGTGATTTCTTAATGAAGTTATTTTTTCAAGACTTCTTAAGATTGATTTTGACCAAATTGTTTGTTGGAAATATTGTACTGTATTGCTTACAGCCATTGTAATCATTCCTCTCTTTATTTAAGAAGTGATTTACTGACCTGTCATGGATTTTCTTACTGCTTCCCAAATTTGTGGATTATCTAAATCATCATCAGATAATGCAGCAATTTCTTCCTCAGTATAAAAATCTTTGACTTTACTTGAAGGCCCAGTTTTCATACTTCCTATTTTTTCAACCTGTTTTTTAGGTTTTAATTGTGCATAATATTCATACACTTTCTTAATTGGAGTTTTAGAATCAAATTGATTAGCAAATGATTTAAATTCACTATCATTTAATACGTCTTCCTTAACACCAATTTGAGCTAACTCTTTGACTTGTTTTTGTCTAGTCAACTCAGTGGCAAGTTCAGTAAACAAAGCTTTCTCTCTTGGTGTCATATTATCTCTACCAATAGTAGCTAGCCTATTTGCTTCTTCTTCCATTTCCTCATAACCTAGTTTGATAATCTTTTGAGCATCAGATTCTCCTAATGTTCTTTCATCATCTTCTGAATATCTAGATTTCTGATATGCTGGTATATCAATTCCTTGCTCTTTGTAGAATTCCCTCATTCTTTTATTAGATTCAGCAATATCCGTAGTACCAAGGCCAGCACTTAATATACTTTCAGTTTCTTCGTATTTAGAAAGTTTTTCATTGTAAGCTTTTTCAAGCTTCCTTTTTTCCCTTTCTATCTTAGTAGGTAGAATATTATTTACTCTA